CCCGATCAATAAATTTTTCAAATTCTTCGAAACTAGTTTTCTTTTTTATGTTAATCTTTACATAGCTATCCAAACATAATTCAATAGGATAATCACACCCATCGTTCCATGTTATTCTATGAAAATATTTTCCTTTATTTTCTACAAATTCCCATGATCGATCAGTAGTGTCTAGTATCCAAAAACCTTGTTTAGAAGAAGTGTCGTTCCACATTAGTTGATAAGGTATACCAATATAATGTATATTAGCGATTTTATTTTGTGTATGATAGTGTCCTGAAATAACTTCTTTCCAGTTTTTAAAGTCTGCTGGCAGATAACCTTCCTCAGATAACCTTCCGGGTAGTAATACAGCACCTTGCGTTTCTAGATGCCCTACTAATATATCTCCACCTTTACGAATAACATTAGTTACTTCTTCGTAATTTTCTTTACACACCCAAGGTATAAAAGTAATGTCAACACCATCAAAATTTAACGTCTTAGGTTTATCATAAAAATTCATATGTGATTGAGTTAATATTTGCTGTGGCGAATTCATAACTAAGGAATGGCGTAAAGGTATATCATGATTACCAATAATACCATGTACTGTTACGTTTAATTTTTCAGCGAAATCAACAAAATACATCTTTTGAAAAGACATAGTTTGTAAATTGATCCATTTACGGTTATCAAAATAATCACCTGTTTGAATAACAGTTTTAATATTGTTTTTTTCAATATATGGCCAGAAACAGTTCATTAAAAAACTTCTCTGATGACGCTGAATAACTTGATTAGAGTTGCGTGCACCGAAATGTAAATCACCAATAAACGCTATTTTCATTTTTCACCTTTTGATGGTCGTAATGGTGTACCACCTTTATAAGCGGCGCGTGATTCTTTAGTATAACCAGTACGTAAAGAGAAACCACCTTTACCTTTTTCTACTCTTTGACTTTGCAACTCATCTAATTTTTGATCTGCTATAGAACGAGCGTGTGTATCAGCAACACCTTCAAATTCTTGATCTCCCATAACAGAGACTTCTGCTTCTTGAATAAGTCTTAAATTTAGTTCATATTTTTTCTTTTCATTCTTAATAGTCTGTATCATATGACTGAATAATATTTGGGTTACATACGCAAAACCGTTGTCAAAACGTGTTCCGTCAAAGCGGTACATATATTTCATAGCACCTAAAATAGCATTCTGTACCATCTCATCTCTATACATATAACCTTTAAAACGTGGAGTAAGAGATAGTCTATTTGACATTTTATAAACACACTCTCCTAGATAACGAGACATAACTGGTCTCTCTTCTCCTTTAGCTAAAGCTTTCTTACAAGCTTGACTATATTCATCTAGCGCTAATGTAAATTCAATATTATTAACGTAATGTTCATCGCCTGGTTTTTGTCTGGTTCTTTTTTGTGTCATAAATCTATTGAATTGATTTTGTAATCAAACTCCTCTGTGGTATAATACTTAAAGCGTTCATTTGAATGTCTTAATGCAAAATTATCTCTAGATTTATATTTTAGATCATCAATAATATCAAACACTGTTGCTTTTTGACCGTTATCTGACTTACGTAAAATACGACCAATTGATTGTAATACTTTTATTTTCGATTTAGTAGGATGCGCAAGCACTAAATTATGAAGATTACGTATATTTACTCCAGTAGAAAACACACCAAGTGATGCTATAATAATAACATCATTTGATTCTGCCATTTGCCGTACTGCTTCTCTTGAATTTTTATCTGTTTCACCAGCGACATAGTACAATTGTTTCTCAGTATTAATTCTATCAAATATATCTTTACCGTGTTCTAATCTTAAAAATACAACTAATGTATTACCTGGTAAAGTAGAAGCCATTTTAGCAATAAGACTATTTCTTTTATCATGAGTTACTATAAACTCTACTTCTTCATTATAAGTCATATCTTTAACTTTTTTACGATCACTTTCTTCGTAACGAAGCTGCACCAATCTTATATTCATTTGCGATACTTGATCTCTATCCATAAGCTCTTTAGTTGTAATAAGTTTATGAACGGAACCAAAAAGACCTTTCAACACCAACTCATGTGTTTTAGCTTCTTGCAATGTTCCTGTTAGCCCAATTCTATCCGGACATATAAGCATTTTATTCATAATAGATTGTATAGATTTAGCTTGAGCGTGGTGTACTTCATCTACTACTACTGAACCAAACTGAGCGAACCAACCAGCAGGCATTTTATAGATAGATTGCCAGGTAGATATAACTACTCTTTCTTTAGTTTCTTTTTCTACACCACCAGTAATACTATGTATGTTAGTAAATTTACCATTAGAATAATCTTTAAAATCTGATGTCATTTGACTTACTAACGAAACCGTTGGTACAATAATAAGTATTTTTCTGTCATGTGTTTCTAACCACCATCTAATTAGTGCATAGATAATTAAAGATTTTCCTGATGCGGTAGGTGATAATAAAAGGCAACGTTGTTTAGTAACAGCTGTCTTAAAAGCTTCTATTTGATAATCTCTCATCTCAATACGTTTACCTTTAGAATAAGGTTTTAGTACATCTAGAAATTTAGTTAAAAATTCAGTATTACTTGGTTCAAGTATTTGCGTTTTAGAACCTTCAAAGTAACAATCTACATCCATATCTTTTGCAAATTTAGTTATATCACCCATTAAACCAGCGTAAATATTACTTTCGCGAAGATTAGCCAATCTTATCTTACCATCCCAAAACTTACTCCTGTATTGAGGAGTAAATTCTGCACCTGGTACTTTAAATGTAAAATAATCACTCAACATTCTTAGGTCTGCTTTATCACCATCAAATTCGAGATAGACGTCGTTTTTTTTTCGGAATGTTATCATAGACTGCCAGAAGTAAATCTTACCCAATCAATAGCGTTTTTTATTGATTGGTTTCTCCACTTAATTTGCTCAAGTATGTGATTGAGACCTTCAAGTAGAATATTTATATACTCTATTCTTTGTTCAATTGCAACTACTTCTGGATCAGTATTGACATGTTTATCAACACCTGCTTTTGTCTTTAGTTTAAGATCAAAAGGTTTTTCTTTATATTCATTAGCAGTAGCTTGACCAGAATAGTATAATTCTTTATCTTTTTTTATCGAGTCTAGCTTATGATTCATAGCTATTTTCTTAGCTTTAAGATCCATAAGAATAGATAAGTATTTATGATGTAACTTTGGTACATCTACAGATGCTGAGTCAAGCGCTGTCTTATCTATACCAGCATCTTCTTCCCACATTTTTAATAATTCGTCATGAGTCAACATACGGTTATTATAAATAGTTTAATGGTAAAGTTCTTTACTATATTTCAATTAACCTCCAGCCATTTTGGCCATGGAGGTTTTTTCAGTTTTTACCCCAGGAGAAAATATAAATGGCACGACCTAAAAAGAAAGAAACTTTCGTGAAAGAAATTCAATCGTCTACCGCCTTCCATATCCAACCTAAGAATCCTACTCAACAATATCTTCTTGACTGTATAGATCAATCCGTAATGACAATATGTATTGGACCAGCTGGTACAGGTAAAACATTTTGTACAGGTATGAAAGCTGCTCAGCTCATACTTAAGGGAAGTTATGATAAAATTGTTCTCACAAGACCAAATGTTGCAACAGGTAGATCTTTAGGTTATTTTCCTGGTTCTGTAGAAGAAAAAATGACACCTTGGTTAAGACCTATTATGAATGTATTGCAAGAAGGTTTAGGAAAAGGTCGTTATGACTACATGTTTTCTAAAGAGCAAATTCAAGTACAACCTATAGAGACTATTAGAGGAAATTCATTTGAGGATTGTATTATCATTGTTGATGAATCTCAAAACCTTAATATGTCTGAGATTAAAGCTATTACAACTCGTATTGGTGAAAACTCTAAGTTAATTCTTTTAGGTGACCCTGCACAATCAGATGTACAGGACGGTCAAGCGTTAGATGAGTTTGTAGAGATGTGTCATCACTATGGTATAGAAGCTCCTATTGTAAGATTTACAACTGATCATATCGTTCGATCAGATATAGTAGCTCAATTAGTAAAGATGTTTGCTAAAAATAACATATAAGAAAAGGGGCTTAAGCCCCTTTTTTATCTTGGTGTTACGTAAATGTAACTAGCATCTATTAAGCTGTAAATTCTTGAGCTATGTTTCCAAGATAATCGGTACCATCATAAACAATTGTAATAACATCAATTGCGTTTGCTGTTGTTGTCAATGTAGGAGCTCCACCTGGAAATTTAACTGATGTAAATGTACCAGTTCTGCTGCCTGTACCATCTTGTTTAATAATTAATGTCACTGATTGACCAGTTTCAAAACCGGACATTGTAAATGTAGCATTAGTGTTTAAAGTTACAGACTGTAATGATGATTTATTAGGGTCAATAGTAATTGAACTAGCAGAAGTCTTAGCAGTAATTTCTTCTTTAATACCACCTGAAAATGTAGCAGCTTGTGCGAAGGAACTAGTGGTGTTAAAAATTGGGTTTCTAATAAAAGCTGAAAATTTTCTGCTTCTTGAACTAAAGTTTCCTCTAATAGCCAATTGGCTCTCCTTTTTAAGAAATTTATTATATTGTATTTATAAAAAACTGTTTCTTTTTCTTATAATCTGTACAGCTGCTGTGATGTACTAAAGCCCCAGAGACCATATGTTTATACTGCAAATGATTCACCACATCCACATGATGCTGTCGCGTTAGGGTTGATAACTTTAAGATATGATCCACCTAATTCATTTACATAATCAATAGTACAACCAGCTACAAACATTTCAGCCATATCATCTATACATAATATATTATCTATTGTAGGACCAAAGCTTTTTGTATTGGTTAATGACCAATCATATTGAAAGCCTGAACACCCACCTCCTTTTACAGAAAGATAAACATATTGATTATTACCTTCTGTAGCTACTTTTTTCATATATTCTTTAGCTGAATCGGTTAGTGTTACCATTATTTGTTTTTAGCTTTAGCTTTACCAGCTTTCATGTTAGCCATCCAATGTGCTAACTGACCTTTTCGTCCACCTTGTTTAGCAACTTTTCTAAGCTTAGAGACAGAAGCTTTAGTAGGGACACCATGACGTTTACTGTCACCTTTATCTTCTGGATTTTTACCATCCATAAAATTTTCTTTTATATTTTTATAAAAAATATTATTACCTGAAAAAATAGACATCATAACACTCTATTTAAAGTCATTTTCTTTTTACCATAAGCTCTTAAAGCTCCTTGTTGAGATCTTTTTCTATTAGCTTGTTGTTGTTTTATTGACTGTGTAGAAGTTGTAGCTTTAGTGGTCACATGTCTTCCTTGTGTACCTTTTGATCTCAAGTAATCATTTGAATTTGGATTAACTTTTTTAGACGTTAAAGGGTTAAGGTTCTTAGTTCTAGGACCTCTAGGTTTATTACCTGCAGTACCAACCATAATAGCTTCCTGTCTTATTTTGACATA